GTGATGATCGTTGGATTCGCAAATGCTTCGTTTGATGTCGTTTCACCAACTGGCACGTAGATAGCTATTGAGACGTTGCTGAATGCCTCGTCAGGAAGAATTGAGTCAACTGGTCGAGTTGTTACGCCAGGCACGACAGATGGGCTGCTAAATGCCTCGTCGCTCGATATTTCAGTCGGGTTGATAATCGTTTGGTTAGAAGCGATATATGAAGTCTTAGTCTCTGTGTCACCTCCTAGTGAGTTGGAAGCGTAAAGGCTGACTGAGTAGATACCCGAAGTTGTATAGGTGTGAGTTGGGTTCTGAAGCGTACTTGTACCGCCATCACCAAACGTCCAGGCCCAGGTATCTGGAATGCCGAGTGAGGTATCAGTGAAGGTGACTGTTACTGGTGTACGGCCAAGTAGTGGGGTGGCCGTGAAGGCAGCTGCGGGTACTGTTGGGCCGACAAATGCCCATCCTGAGTTATTTCCACTATCTAGTGAGTTACGAGCGTTCCACGTCGCTCCACCTGTGACTATCGAGTCCTTGAGGTCGAGATAGTACGCATCGACCGTTCCTGATGGCTTGGAAAAGGTGAATGTGGAACCGCTTGTCACACATCGAAGGATGATTTGCGATGATGAAGTTCCGTTCGCAACAAAGTTCGTGATGGTTTGGGTTGACCCAGCTACGAAAGTAATCGAGCATCCCGCGGTGATAGATAACGTGTTGAAGAGATTGTCACCAGATACCTGAACAGTGCCTATCAGGTTGACGACGTTATAGCTCTTTCCACCTCCAGAAAAAGAGTTGAATGTCGAATTAATTGTTGAACCAGTAGACACGAGAGTTCCAGTCGTTACTGCATAGAATGACGCAGTCGTGATTGTACTGTTCGTAAAGTCACCCGAACCGGTACCCGCAATCTGAATGCCGGAATTTATCGTATAACCATTGGTCCTCAGGACACCGTAACCGTCCATAACGAGTTTATTACCCGTGAAGTTTGATGCCAAGTCGATAGAGACCGTGCCGCCCCAGTTGTTCTCTACGCGAAGAGCATTACCTCCGGTTGATCCAGTCTGCGTAATCACCATATTGGCACGAGGCTGAATATAGATGTTCCTATCATGACTGAAGTTATAGAGCGTCAGATTTCCGTATACCTTTATCTCTGGGAGGGAAAGAGCTGGGTCCTTTGTAATTTGAACGGTCCCGATTATCCCGGTTGAATTGATGGACTTTGCGAGATGCGAGAATGAAGCCGTCATATTCACGGAAAATGATCCCGGCGCGCTATTCGCATCAAAAATAACGTCATCAACACTCGTCGGCAAAGAAGCCCCACCTGCTCCACCGCTAGTAGTAGACCAATGTGCCGTGTCGGACCAGTTGCCCGATCCACCTACCCAGTAACGATTAGCCATATAGGGTCAGCCCCTACAGTTTGAAGATCTTGTTAGAGGTATTGGCGAACTGAACGGTAATGTCACCGCCATTTGGTGTCACTGGAAGTCCAGTTCCCGTGTCGATATAGCAGAGGAGACGAGAGGTTCCCGCTGTACCCGTGTCCTTATAGAGAACGATCGCTTCTACTGTTGCCCCTGTGACAGCTGTAAAGGTTTGGTCAGCAGCATCAGCTACTCCTCCAGTTGAAGTCTTGCTTGCAAGGTTGGCGCTAGTAGCAACTCGAGCGCCTGCTGCTATGTCACTCAGGTTCGCATGATTGGCGAGGTCAACGGTATATGTTCCAGTATCGACTAAGACAGCTTTGATATTGTCAGTCGCCCAGGCAATCGAACCATCTAGTATTCCTTCTCTTCCTTTGTCGAATAATTTGTTCGCCATTGCGTTAGTGATCCTCTATTTACTTGTTGTCCCTAATTTAACTTATAGCCAGCGTCTTGTATAGCTCGAAAGAATTGTCACATCACGAGCTGTGAAGTCATCCGTATAAACAAGTGTGTTAGCGCCCGCATCAAAACTCGGTAGGCTTCCCTTATAGTCAGTTGCTAGTCCATTAACTAGCAATTGACCTTTAAGCGTGTCTAGTTCAAGCACGTCGCCGGCTACCCATGTTCTTTGGATGGATAAGGTGCGCAGAGTCGTTCCGTTGGTCAACTGGACTGTCTTAGTAGTTCCACCAGTGATGGTATTGATTGTCACCCGGATAATCGGCTCGGCTTTGTATGATCCACCTACGGTGAATGTAATCGAGAGAGTTGATGTCGTGACACTAGTTGAAGCGATGAGAGAGCTACTTGACGTATCCCAGCCCATTCCGTCCGGGGAGAAGAACTCAACTGAGAAGGCGGCTGTAGTGAGTCCCTTTCTAGTGAGGATGATGTTTCGAGCTGAAGCTAGGTAGCGGCGCACTGATCCGCCGTGATCAATGTCGAACGGCTGACTATGGATAGCCATTGCCGCTTTGAAGGTATCGATCCAGTTCTCTAGGTCTACCTGGGTTGCCTTCCTGATATACCCAGTGACAGTGAACGGCTTACTGTCATATTGCTGTTTGACCACGAGCGCTCCGTCACGCTCAGCAAGTGAATCAGCCTGGATCTTGTTAAGTGGAGCCGAATAGACGTCAGTATCAACGACAACAACGCCATTAGCCTGCATATCGAAGCTGCCATATTTGACAGCTTTCATCCTGCAATCCCCATACGTGCTAGGCGCTGAGTCTTATCGATGCGGTTGAAGAATTGATCGACAGCTTCAGCTGACTGGTTATAGATGTTTCCGCTGATAGTCGTTGCGTATGTATCACCCCCTGAGCTGCCTTGTGAGGCCGTTTGCCATGCAGAAGTGACCTTCGATCCAGTTGGAAGGTTTACGACCTCAGGACCATGCTCTCCAACAAGCGTGGAGCCACCAGGTGCAAAGTTTGTTCCGACGGCAAAGCCTGGGTAGACCTCTCTTCCTCCATCGATTTTGGCTGTGACGTTTACGAGGTGTTTCTGTGCTGCCTTCTGGGCAGGCGAAGATACGCCGTCATTAATGATCTGACTTGCGTGAGCCAAGATCTTAGTTGTTGTATTTGCAGAATTTTGTGCAGCATCCTTTGATCCCTGGATCGCTGCCTGCATATCGTCATAGGCCTTCTTGACCTGGGCAATCGCTATGAGAGCCGCAGCAATAGCGATAGCAGGCATGACGAGCGGCATTGCTATGACCCCTCTAAATGCTTCGTATGAAGCAATCGCTGAAGGAATAGTAATGAGGCGGAAGGTTGCGAAGCCGACCGTAATCGCATCAAATGCAGCATTGAAGGCTAGGGCAGCTGTGATGGCTGTAAGAACGGTAATGAGACCCCATAGCCAGGGGTCGCCGTCTTGCAGTCCCTTTATCAGTCCACCAACTGCGCCCACGATTATGTTTAGAGCATCGACAGCTAACCCAACTGCGGCGACGAGTGTGACACCGATTACTGGAATAAGCGGCACAATGACGTTCTGCCATAGATCGGTAAGTGGCGGGATCAACTTGTCTTGGATTGTCTTGGCTAGATCTGAAAGCTTTGGTCCCAGGTATTCGCTTACCTTGCGACCGAAATCAACAATGTTATTAATAACTGGTCCAACGTGCTTGATAAGATCGTCCATCCATTGTTGGACCATTGGACCAACACGGGTAGCAAAATCTTGAAGTGTAGGCATTACACCCGCGGCTGCATCCTTGATGCGATCGAAGAAGCTGCCCTTGATGATGTTTCCAGCAGTATCCATTCCAAGTGCTCCGCGACCGATTTGTCCAAACGAGTCACTGATGTTGCTCATGACTCCCTGGAACGTGCCTGACTGCTTTGCCATCAAGCCGCCGAATTTCGAGCCGGATGTAGTCATAGCTTCTAGTGCGGTCTGGACGTCGTTGAATGTTGGACCAACACCAGCGGCCATATCATCTTTGATCTGTGCAGCAGTCTTGTGCATCGTCTGCGCTAGGTAGTCGAGCAACGGAACGCCCGCCTGGGTAAATTGCAAGAGGTCTTGCCCCATGAGCTTCCCTGCGACCCGTACCTGGCCATATACAGCCGTCAGTTGGCCGATAGGGACTGACACACCCGCAGCGACGTCACCGAGCTTCCGCATAGTCGGGAGGACATCATCTTGGGCAAAGCCATAGGCGAGTAGTTGCTTTGAGGCGTCGACAACACCAGGAAGATCAAACGGTGTCTCTTTGGCAAACTGTGAGATCTGCGTGAGCATCGTCTGAGCCTTCTCAGCTGAGCCGAGCATCGTCTCGAAGGCGACGCGTGATTGCTCGAAGTTGCCAGTACTATCTAGTGCGCTCTTACCGAGGTCAAAAAGCTTTCCGGCTAGTTGCGGTAGGTAAACACCTAAGGCGACATCTTTAATGCGAGAAAGGGAAGCACCAAAAGCGCTCCCCTTTGAACTTGCGTCATCAAGTGAATTGCCAAATTGCTTGACAACAGCTGTGCCTTCATCCTTGGCACTAATGACAATATTTATTCGGTTATCGGCCACGCCTTGTGAAACTCAGTCAGCAGTTTTAGTTGTTCGGTTGCTGCCTTCTATCGTTCAATTTAACATGGTCACTATCTAATTCCCATATGAAAAATGCTTGCTGAATTGCCCAGTCAGGCTCTTCTAATACTTGAGCCATTGATAGATGAAACTGTTGTCTGTATCGAAAGAGCGCAATATCATCTTTTACATCAGCTGGAATGTTGTGAACAAGGCCCCTAACTACTACATCTCTATAGCATTCTTGATACTCGGCTAGTTGGTCGGCCCAGTCTGGGTCAAGTTCATCCCAACTTTTGGGTCGTCGTACTTGCTCCTAGTAATCAGTTCAAATGCACTCGTGGTTAAGATTGCTGGAAGGTCATCAATGTCATCGGACTCAGCATCGAGCGTCTCTCCACCAACGAGGACCTTTCCATTCTTGAATGCAGCTTTGACGTACTTCGTAAAGACCCGCACATACGCTTCTCCGTCTTTCGAATCAAGCAGAGCCATCTCCTTAGTACACTCCATTGAAGCTCTAGAGTCCATCACCTGGAAGGTTAGGTAGTGATCTTTGGTCCAGCCTTCAGAAACTCTGTCTAAAGATAGGGTAGCTATAAGTTGCAGTCGTGACATTCATTGGTTCTCCGTTTAGTGACACTATTTATACATAACCGAGACAAAAAGAAAAGAGCCCTGTTTTGGGGCTCTTTCAGTATTAGAGAAGTACTAGGCGGCAACGTATGTCGCGCGGCTGACATTGAGTACAGGCACGATTGATGCGTTCTGAGAGGTATTGAACTCACAAAAGAACGCAATGGTCGCAGTTACGATTGCATCGCGGTCACGGGACTCGTCAAGCGAGCGGTAACGTACACGCCCAGCTGTGAATTGGAGGTTGGTAGTTCCATTGGAGAGCGTGATGCGAAGTGCTTTAACAGTGTTGGCAATGAAGTCGTCGTGGTACTGGCTGTCAGTAAGACGGACGACAAACTCACCACTCGCTTCAAACGTGCCGCGATCAAATTGAGGAACGTCACCTGTTCCAAGTGGATCGAACTTTTCAGATGATCGTTGCATGGTGAGCTTTAGGCTCTTGGCAGCAATGTCAGTTGCTCCCGAAAGGGAAGCGATATCGGCCGCTACTCGCAGTGCGATGTTCTTACTTGTGAACTCTTTCTCAGTAGTAAAGGCGACTGTCTCTGATGAATCAGCACCAGCACGAGCCTTGACAGCTGTAGACATTTCTACCCATCCGCCGGCCTGAGCCGTTATATCGAGGTTGTCAAAGGTGCCATATGAGTGACGCTTAGCTCCTAGTGGTGAATTGCGAGTAATTGTCTGAGTAGATGGAATGCTTGATTGGTTGACGCTAAATGTGTGTGGGTAGATACCGCTAACAGCAACACCTGTTGAGACTGAACCAAATAGACCAAGGAGTAGGAAGCCAATCGACTCCGATGTGACTTTGCCACCGATTGAGCCTTCAGCCCAGGTAGCTGCTACTTCGCTGTCATTCACTCGATCCACAACGCCCATAGCGCTCTCGTTCTCGAGTGGAGTCGTCTTGTCTTGAATACCCTGCGTTAGCCAGCGCAACCAAATTTGTGGAGGAACGCTTGTTCCTGGGACTGTTTCAATGCCGAGGCCAATTGCCTCACGCCTACCGATATATGGACTAGTTGTTGACATCACCTACCTCTGGCTTCTTGAGCCGTTTTAGTTTCTTGTGAGCATCTTCAAGATCCATAGCTTCCACCTCACCAATTCCTGGTGAGAAGTATTTGCGCTTTTCAGTAATCACTTTCTCAGCGACTTCTGCCCTTGGATATTCTTCGATGTTCATATTACTCATAGGTCTAAAATAACCCAACTCATAAATTCTTACTATAGGAAACTTCGACATTGATATCCGCTACTAACGCAACCCCGCTCGGTACGCCTAAGTATTGCCAATCACCACGAGTCACGTTCATGATGTAAGTTCCGATGCTTGATTGGAATGTATTGCCTTGGTCAGCCTCATCTAAGGCATCGATGATCAGATCAGTTAGTGGGTACATCTGGTTGTAGTCTGATCCGTCCTCAGCCATTTCAACGTGAGTCCGAACAGTAAAGACAACAGTCCTATCGTTCTGAGATTGAGCACCTTTGGTATTACTCACATCAATTGGGAGTACTCGCACAGTAGGGTATTTATCGTAGGCACCAGCCTCATGTCCGACTACCTCCATAAAGGCTTGCTCACCATCAAGTTGAAGTGGCGTGATTACTGAGATCAGAGCATCTCGAATATCTCGTGATTTAGATACGGCCACTGTTTACCTCCCTAATGAACTTGCCAAAGCCAGAGGCGATGTCTCGTGGAACAGTTACCTTGGCGCGCTCGAACACTGGACGAACGAACGGATGCGCCTTTGTACCCTTCTTCTTGATGGATGCCTGAACCATCCACGGATTGATGTGCTTGAAGTCTGCCCACTTACGCAGCGGTGACCCTACCTTGACAGACACAAAGCGTGGTCCCCTTCCATTCTCTAGATCATCTGCATATGGAGAGTCGGCATAGATCTCAGCTGAGAAGCTTGCACGGTCCATCTTGTATTTGATCGATCGGCGAAGGTCACCTGATGCTCCCACATTGACTTCTAGGCGAAGGGAGCGCTGGACATCAATCGCAGAGCCTTCGATCTCCTGGTTCAGTCGAGCAAGTGATGCCTCAGGAAGGGCTCTAAAGACTCGCTTCACGTCGGCGTCGTCATAGGACACTTTCATGGCTACAGCCCCTCACGTTGGACGAGAGCATGCTTGTGGCTTACATTTCCCACGCCTGCATAGGTTCTGACTGCACGCACATTGAAAGTTCCACCGTCATAGATCATCTGATCACCCGCGATGATGTCCTGGCTCGTGCCTTTGAAGTACACGTCATAGCCATAGCCCACTGCGAAGCTATTCTCGATCTCAGTCCGACTCGCCATTGGAGTAAATAGGCAAACAACTCCTGTATAGAGAGTCTGCTTTTCTTTACGTCCATTAGTCCCAACCGCAACAGCTCGCTTAATGTCTGCCGCATGGGGGAACAACTGGCTCATGCTCGCCTCAACTTGTAGGCGTCGATCACCTGCCAGTTGGCTTGAGCTCGGTTCATCGCTGGTTCTGGTATGCCGTTGCTACGGATTGATCCCATCGTCTGTAGTCGATAGCTACCGATCGACTGAGCGATGACGTCCTGGCCATTGTTGATTGCAAAGTTACACATGGCCGCTGCGATACCTAGACAAGCCAACTTAAGATCGTCTGGGACTGTAGATACGCCGTGCTTGTAGCTCACACTCAATAGGTCGTTGTTCCAGGTCGAGAGTCCACTCTTCTGTCCCCAGTAGAGAGTGATGCGTCCGTAGCTGTTGAAGAAGTAGTTGCCAGACCCAATTGGCGTCTGAGTGGTGTTTGGATAGCCGATCTTGATTCCGTCTACCGATGTAACGTCCTGGTGGCGTAGCCAAAGAGGTGACTTGAAGTCGTATTGCTCATCTATAACTGTCTTGATCTCTCCAAAGCTTCGGTGCGTGTACCGATCAACAAAGGCATTCATCGCGGCTACCGTTTGAGTTGCTAGAACGTCAGGAACAACGGTAGCCCCGAGGTAAGTGATTAGTTCTGCCTTTGTGAATATAGCGCTCATCTGCGTTCAATATAAAACAAAGCCAGCAAAACTTCTAGACATTCATATCTTTGTAAATTTGTTCTTGGCTTTTTCCATCTAGGACAGAGATAGAAATTGCCCTGATCGTATCCAGCGATACGTATGCACGCCTTTTTCTTACATTCTCCGACTTTGATATCCACTGGAGGTTAGATACTCTGTTGTCATTTCTAAGTCGGTTCAGGTGATCTATATACAGAGGCCCAACGTGATCAGGTTTTGGAAGAAACGCATCTGCAACCAGCCGGTGAACGAAATATCGCCTTGTCTTTCCATCGGTCCGAAGTGAAACATTGGCATAGTCGTTGCGAAAGTAGAAGGCCCTTATTCGCTTGAATTTGGAGTGACGAACACGACCCTGATTAGATACTTCAAAGTATGGTGCTGTATCGATTTGTTTCCAAAACTCCATTTACTCTATTTTAACAAAAAAGAAGTCCCGTTCATAGGGACTTCTTTTATATAGGTAGAGAAGACTATTTTGTCTCTTCGGCCTTTGCATCTGTTTTAGCTTGCGCATTATCAGTTGCTTTTGCTTTTTCAACGGCAGCAGCTTCATTTTTAGCGTGCTGTTCATTAGATGCGACTACTTCAGCTGAAGGTTCGTTAGTTTGGAGTTCGACTTCGCCAGCTTCGTACGCTGACTCAATTTCGCGACTCTTTGCTACTTCATCAACGCGCTTCAGCTCATCATTATCTATATTGATCACTTCACCACGAACGTGTGGGTACACGTCAGCGGTAAAGGTAACGAGAGTTGTCTTTGACATAGAGAGTTTCTTCTTTCGGCCTTATTACTTGATGTTCATCTTTGCCCAGGCGATGTCCATGAATGGACGACCTGCGACACGTTCGATCATGCGAAGGCTGATCTTGTCCTGGCTGAAGTCAGTACCGTCAGTTCCGTAGTCAACACGGAGCGCACCACGGTTACCGATCCAGTAGTTGGTAGGAACACAGAACCAGAGTTCAGTTTCGTTTGTGCCAGCACCTAGGTTTGCAGGGATCTCATCAACGATGGTGATCGCTTTGCCGAGGAATGTGCTTGGAGCAGTTCCATCAAGGCTAGGGATATATAGAGGGCGACCGTTGCCGTCTTTTAAGTTGTAGATCAATTGCAGACCTGTGCTTGATGTGATGAATTGACCAAGTAGACGGTAAGCAGTTGGAAGGCTGAAGAATAGCTTGTTCACATCAGTGAAGGCTAGGTTCCCAGCGGCTGTGTTACCTGTGACAGTTGTTGGTGTGATGTCGCTTGAACGGAAGCCGAATGGCTTGCTCGCGCCGTCACCAGCTGCAAAGGCAAGGTTTTCAGCCAAGGCAAGTGCAGTTGCAAAACGGTCTTCAACGATGTTCTGAAGGTCAGGGCTCACAGCAGTATCAGCAAGTGATTCGCTTGAGAACTTGTCGAGCGCTGCGAGTTTGAAAGGAACGAGTTGCTTCTTTAGGAAGGTAGCGCCTGATTCAGTAATCGCAGCACCTTCACCAACCCAGTAAGTCGTTGGAAGTGAGTTGTCGTATGGCATGTCAAGGATTGCAGGCATATCTTGGAGGACAGTTGCAATCTGACGGATTGGACTGATGTAGTACATTTTGGCGATGATTGATTGGCGAAGTGTCGTAGGGACGAGAACGCCACCTTGACCAGCTGTACCAACTGTTTGAGCTTTGTTTCGTAGCTCTGCATCTTCACGCCATTCAATACCTTTTGCTTCGTAGTCTTTTGCGATGAGCTCGTTAGACTTCTTGATGAGGTCCTTGTCACCAGTTGTGATGGCTTGGTAGAAGCTCTTGATGACACTTTTGTCTTCTTCAGTTACGTTTTCACGAGATACGATGAAGTCTTTCTTGTGAGCATCAAGCTCTAAAAGCATTTCTTTCTTTGCCGCGTTTACTGCTTCTTCAGTTTTTTCTGAGACAGCTTTGGCGATTAGTTCACTAATTTTGGTCATAATCACCTCCTTAAGGTGTTGGTTATGCGACCACCGCCTCTAGCTCTAGGGCTATGGCAGCTTCTGCTTCTGCTAATTGTTCGTCTGTGAGATCTGCATCGAGATCTAGCTCTGTTTCGTCCTCAGCACCCGAGTGGTCGATATCGCCCCCGTTAGCTGCGGCTTCTTCAGCTGCGATTCGATCGATTTCAACCTGTGCGTCGATAGCCTCTTGCGCCTCACGAGCGGTCTTCTCTTCTTCTGTCTCAACTGGTGCGGCTTGTGCCTCTTTGATAGCGGTCAGTTCAGTTGTCACTTCAGCGAGTGATGTGCCGATCTTCCCGACGAGGTCAGTTAGCTCAGTAATTGATTGCTTAAGTTCTTCCACTTGTGGTTCTCCTACTTCTTTGGTCTTTAACTCCGCTTCAATGCGGTCTGCTTCTTCTCGCATACTCTTGATCATCCAGGTAGCGTCCTTCTGGCTAATGTCACCGGACTTATAGCTGAGGGCTACGGCATTTGCATTAGCGGGGATAGCGACGACACTCACTTCAAGCAGCTCACAGTCCTTGAGAACTGGGATGTCATCTTCGTACTCGACGGTGTGAGGTATGAAGCCGGCCGACACTGTGCGCAGCGTGCGCTTGACCAGTTGGCGAAAGATCATGTCAGCGCGAGGGTTGATCTCTGCCTCATCAAACTGGGCCGTGATGAACGACTTGCCGTTCACATTCAGTTGAAGGTCTGAGCCTTGTCCTAGGACGTTCTCTGGGTCATCTGGATCGTGTCCCCAAAGGATGAGCGGGTTAGAGAGATAGCGGTCTGTCTTCCAGCTTGACTGGTCAACGATCTCGCCTTGACGATCTACTGAGTCGTCGCTAAAGCAGAAAGTAACCTTGCGGTTTACCTCATCAATTGACTTAATATCGATCTGGAATAGCTTATTGATTATCTTGGATTTCATATCTGCGCTTAATATGAATCAAAGTCTTTAGGTTTGCAATACCTATTGCATCACCCGGACAGGAAGCAAAACGCATCGACACCTCGGATGAAGTGGAGCACCAGGTACGTCGTCATAGCTGTGGTTATATGTGCTTACCTTCGCGTCACCATTTCGATTGGTTGATGTCTCGTGCTGCACATCGCCTTTATCGAAGAAGTTCTCATCGATCCCAATGATTCGGCCATCCATAGGGCCACAGAATGGACAAACCATTTCGTCTTCAGCTGTGTGCCACTCTTTGCCCTCGATGACGCCTGACTGTCCCCATGCTGATATGTCGGCATAAGACTGCGCCCTGGCTACCTCAGTAGAGGCGATGAGATCTGCACGCTGCTCGATCGCAAATCCAAAGATCGCCTCGACTCGTGATCGAAGTGTGTAACCGCTCTCCCCAGCATTGATACCTTCTGTGAGAGCTGCCCTGAGCTGCTTCTCGGTCTCATCATTGACATCACCTGCAATCTTGAAGCTACGGGCATCTAGGTACTCTCTGACGGCCTTAGCGAACGGATCATAGGTACTTGGCTGCTGCCCGATCTCGAGCATCGCTTCACGAGCTGTTGAGATGATCACTTCATAGAGAGTTGGAGCGATGGCTAGCTTGATTGAGGTGTCAGACTGCTCCCATTCGATCAGGTCGCCTACATAGTCCTTTGTCTTGATGGACTTTCCGCGGGGATTGTTTGCCAGGCCCTCTAATACGAGTGCCTTCTGTGCATTGAACTGCGCACGCATGATCTGGACCAGGGCAGATTCGTAGCGCCGTGCTTTCGCTGTTCGAGCTGCAACCTTATGCTCACCCTGGTTAGTCGTTAAGTCTTTTTTTTTTGACCCGCTTGAGGGTCGTTCTTTGGATCGTTCGGATCAGCATTCGGATCTTCGCTGTCTAGAGCATTTGGATCAGTTGTAGGCGCCGGCTGTGATTGAGCCGTACCGTCTGCGATATTGCTCAGTGGAACATTTGTACCTGCCATGTAGATCTGCTCGCCTAGGTGATCTGGAAGGGCTTCCTCGCCATACATCTCGCGTACTTCATCAATCGTGTAGACCTTATTCGTCAGTGCACTAGCAAGCTTGAGCTTTGCTTCTACGTCTTCTGGCACTGGATTCTCAAAGCTGAGCTCGAGTGTCGGATCGAATGGGTGGACAAGTGATTGGTTCAGCTGCTCTACGAACTGAGTCACACGAGGGACGACGTTGAATAGGATGTGCATGTAGAGCGCAGCGTCCATGTTGGCGCGGTTGAAGTTAGCTGTCATGCCGAGCACAGCGTCAGGCGTCTTCCACATAGCGAGGACTTCTTCTTTAGAGAACTTACGGCTACCAAGGAAGTCGAGATCTGAAGGTGTCATCATGAACGGCTTAGCGTCTCCACCTTCAATCAGCAGTGGCTTACCGGCATTGCCTGCGCCTGTGTTCTCATCGCTGAATTGCTGCTTCCACCTGGCGTAGGACTCATCTGACATCTCTTCGTTTGAGGTGAAGATCAGAGACGGTTTAGCGCCATTGGCGATCAGGTTGCGGTTCCAGTCCTTCATCTGCTCGTCAAGGTCGATCGTCGCTGCGGCAGCTGAGATTACTGACTGGCCGTTGTATGGGTCGGCAGGGTTCGGGTTGATGTCACGAATAAAGGCTGTGACTGGGTAGTCGTGGTTGGCGAACTTAACGATGCTCTTTGAATACGCAGGTTCGAGCTTGAATTGGACCAGGTGGGACTCGAAGATCTGAAGCGCATCCGGCAGTTTGTTCTTGCCAGGGACGAATGGCTCTGTGCCTTTCGTCATGTAGATATAGCTCTCACCGGTGAAGTTGACATAGGTATAGTGGAGCTTGCGTAGCTGACGGCCTGTGTGAGCGTTGTTAGGCTCGTTCAGTAGCTTGAGGATTGGGTGATCGGTGATCTCTTCCTGGTCGCCGTCTAACTTCTTCCGATAGAGCTTGAAAGGCACTGCTGCACAGAGCGATGCGATTGAGTCATTGGCGGCAAAGGACCATCCCACGTTGGCACTGATCTGCTCACTCTTGAGTGCATAGTTCTTAGTACGCCCATCGCCCCAGAGATCATCTACTGGTCGAAGAGAGGGCAAATAGTCCTTGCGAGATGCCCCCGCAATGAACGCTCCAAGCCTTTGACGTAATGATCCTTTGTTTTTCATATAGGGCGAATAGATATTCCTTATGTTCTAGTTCTAACTTAACAGCAAAGCAAAACAATGAGAATAGGTTTATGCCGATCGAACTCTGAATTCTTTATGTGGCTTATTAAATAGCGTGTGAATCATATATCGAAGTGAATCAGCTGCGTCGTCATCCTCTTTAATTGGATCATCAGTTGAGTCATCGTTCTTAGTAAGCTTCCACGAGTAGTTTTCAAGCTCCCATACCAGGTCCTCATTGGATGGATCTGGATCAATGGTCAGCGCCCGCGTATTGAATTTGGTCTTAGTGGTGTTGATGCCGGCGAGGACTGATCCAGGACCCTTATCTACAGCTTTGAGGCGAAGCTTTAGCTCTCGGTTCAAGTTGAGGATAGCGATTGGATCTTCCGAGTCAGCCACCTGGATATCGAGCTTCGTATCGCCGATTAATTCTTGGATCTTCTTGGCGCGCTGCTCATCATCAAGCTTCGTCTTATAGAGCGTACGCATCACGTGAACGCTGTCATCACTCCCTATGGCGTATATGAGGGCCGCTAACGGGTGGTTATAGCCGAAGTCGATTGATAGCCCATATTTGATAGGTTCAAACGGTAGAGGCACTACATGCTTGTCACGACTGAACTCTTCGTAGATCAGTCCTTCTTGTTTGTGGTACTCGGCAAGCATCTCCTGGGCGTACTGACTAGGAGTCATTTCAAGCTTCATGCCGCCAAGCTCTTCAGGGTCCAGCATTGGGTTGTCGTAGCTAGTGAAGTGGAAGACCGCGTAGTTCTCGTTGGACTGGGCTAACTTCTCTAGCCTGTATAGGGACTTGTAGCCCTTTGGCGTACCCATAAAGATTGCAGACCCTTTGAAGTCAACGAGGGTCGGCCTGATGATCTCTCGCCACTGTTTCTCAAAGGCACGCATTGAGTCCAGCTCGTCCAATACGACGAGGCTGTACTTCTTTCCGCGGGCCGTCTCGATGTTCTCCCAACCGAATAACCGGATCTTGTTTGTAGAGCCGTCAGGACGCCTGAGAACGACTTCCAGGCGTTGCTCATTGGCAGACACAAAGTTGCTGGTGCCCACGACCTTCTCTAGTAGGTCAGACCAAACGATGTCCCGTGCTTGATCCCTGGTAGTAGCAAAGTATGCAACTGGTGCAGGAGCAAAGAGGCAGACACCAACCATCTCTTCGATGGCCTCTGTTGTCTTACCGAAGCGACGGCCACAACGTAGGACTTTGAAGCGAGCGCTACTCTGCGCTATCAGTCGCTGTGCTGGATGGAGTATCCCCACTCGATTTGAGCCTGTTTACGATTGCTGAGTCAAGTCCAATAGGCATGAGTGAAGCACCATCTTTGCCAGTGATCTCCTGACGGTCTTTCCAGTCAAAATTGTTTTTGAGGCTGAATTGAGCGCCAGTAGCGTTACGGCTATAGAGCTGAGACTCTGCAAACTCATGCACGCGCTCTCGTGCAGTCTCTACCGTGGGAAAGTACTGCTCTGTTTTTGCATAGTTGAGAAGGGTTCGACGGTCAATTCCCATGTGTCGAGCTAGTCCGGACATTGTGTAGGGCTTTTGCTCGGTCATCACTTCGCGTGTCATCCAGATTGTGTCGCCACGTTGATTGAAGCCATTCTCTACCTGGCGCTTTTCAACATGAGGATCACAGTCATCAAAGTAGTTCTTGATGCCTTGCTCAAGTTCATTCACTGTCGCGTAAGCAAGTGGCCTACCGCCTGCGTGCTTTGGTGTCTCTTCAGCTAGTGATTCTTGATTCGCCATAATGTTGCGTCTATTTATACACAAAAGCTTTGGATTTAAAAGGGCTCATATTACGTCTCCCTAGAAAATAGCGTCCGACCTGCGGTGCTAGATATATCCACGCTCCTGACTGCTGTTGAGAGTGGGAGTAGATCTTCCGCGCTGGCCCGCAGCTAGAGTGAGCCCATGGGGACTGAACCGACAGAAGTGAATAATGCTGAGTCAACCTCTGAGCCGTGGCGTTGGCCTGCCCAGTGGTTCAAAGATGAGAAGTTCTGGCGTGAGGTAGCGAGCCGCACGGTCTCAGGCATCATCGTAGTGACTCTTGGATTTATGGCTGCGATGCTCATGGGACTGTTTCCTGACAGTCACCTACGCTCGGTCCGTCTAGCATTTGCTGTCCTTTCGGTCCTTCTCGTTGGACTGCACTCAGCTATTATGCTTCCAATAGTTTCATTCATAGCTAAGAATTTGACAGGCAAGCGCCGTAAATACTCTGTATGGGTTATTGCATTCGGATCAGTTTTTATCCTGTATGCGTTTCTTGTTTGGATGTGGCTGACGTTGGTCCCAAGCTAGGTCTCTTTGGTTTGCATCGATAGCGATGTTTCTGAAAATGTCCCGAAGTATTACTGACTCACTCCAGTCACTGGCAACTTGTCCTCTGCGACCTGTTCAGTACCAAAGTGTGCAACAACGTAGTTGCAGTCGTCTCGCGAGCTGTGAGCTATTCCGAAGCCAACATCTTCATAGTCACCGACAAGGACCGCTTGGTGAGTCGGACTATTGATCCAGGCCTCAACTATGGCGTTCGTACTAGTCCAACACTTCGCCAGGTTCTCTCCTGCGCGCTGATAGTCATATCCAACTGTGTTGAAGAAGTCCCAAGGCGTCTTGCCTGGCCGAGTGTGCGCCCAATAGTTCTGGGCTACAAGGTCATCCGCTTTAGCTTGAGCTGATGATTCGAGCTTGGTGTTGAGTGCCAGATATGAAAGGTGTTTCGTGGATCTGTACTGATTCACAAGTGACAAAGCGCCTGGGACGTTCTCCGTGGCCGGCTGCGCGTTGACAACTGATATAGCCGGCGGTTGGACCGTTGGCTCTATAGGACGAGCTGAGATGAATATAGAAGCGTAGAGCCAAATAATTGCAAGCATCGCTCCAATAGAAGCGAAAAGTACTATGGTTCCAAAAGTTGAATAGGTTGATCGTTCGCGCACATTGATGTTCCTTGTTTAGTTATAATTTTGTTCTACTAAGCGTATGGTGATGAGCAAATGTGTTGCCTTCATATCCGTATAACTTACGGCTCGCTATACCAATCTTGCCGCTTCCTCCTTGCGAGAGGTCTATATGGACTTGGGTATAAAGACAACAATTTGCTCATCACTACGCTTAATTTTGATGTTCTAGCAAGATATCTCTTACTGCCGCTTATTATGCGCTTATTGCTTTAATAGTCAACACTATTATTATCCGATTAGTACCCTGTGGATAACTATGGAGTAGTGCCGTCGATAGTTGCCTGATCCGCCTTGAGCTGAATTTGATTCTGCCAATACTCTGGGTTAGGAATTAGCGTGATCGTGGCTTGGACCGATCCACCATTCGTCTCAATACTGACCGTTCCATAGTTGAGCACCTGACCAAAGATGCCGCCTTTAGCAGCTGTCGAGCGCGAGACTCGTACCCACTCGAATTGCTCATCCTTGCTAACGAAGAGGGTGATCCAATTCTTGATGATAATGCCGTCGTTGTTTAGTTCGATGTAACTGAGGCCATAGACGTACAGCTGAACGATCGTAATGACAACTACTGAGATTATTGCTACAAGGGCGATCTGGAAGACGAGAGACTGGTCAATGCCTGGTGCAGAGATCCAGGAAGAGAGTCCAACCCATAGCAGTCCAATCAAAGACGCACCGGTTAGAAGAACTACGACGTAGCCGATCCAATGCTTGTAGATGCGGGCTGGCAATGGGATCATGTCTTGAATATGAATGATCCAGTGGAAATGTCAATGTATATAAAGCCCCCCTTCCGGCAGCTAGGGCGAGAGGAGCAACTTCAACACTTCACCTGTTCTCTAAGACCGTTCCTTTTCCGAAGTACTAAGTGAAAACTACCGAACTGCTTGTGGGCACCGCATACACCAGGTTGACTATCGGGTAAGTAGTCGGGACTCAGCTTCTTTCCTTGCGGATACGGCATCTTCAAAGTGTTCATGGAAACCAAGGTTGTGGCGTTGGCCGTCTACCTCGATATTCGCGAACCACTTCTGGGTGACTTTATTGAAACTGACTCCCCTGACTCCACTCTTGTTTGTTCTATAGATCCTGGTGTTATGCCGCTGTTGTGTGAGAGATGCCCATCGACAGTTCTTAGGTGAATAGCCAAGATTGTTGTCTATTCGGTCAAGAGTGAAGCCATCTGGACGCTCGCCCATATCCTGGATGAAGTTCCAAAAGCCACTGCGTACAGACCAGCGCTTACACACTTTGATACCCCTACCACCGTAGTTGTGGTAATCCTTTTGATTAGGAAAGTTACATCTTTCCTTCATTGCCTTATAGGTGTACCAATATCGGTGTTGTGTTGCGCGCATTACTGGATCTAATTATAAACGTTCGTAGGTCAGTTGACAATTACCACATTAGGGGGCAATTCATCAGAGCCTGGGTTTAGCGCTACTCGCAAGTTCTATCATTACCTTGGCATCATTCAATGAGGGGTTACGGCGTATGATCTATGAGTAAAGTATTTGCATAAGTGACCTAACCTGTTAAAATAGAAACAGTTTAGGTCGACAAACAAGGCTCCGCGTTATGCGGGGCTTTTCTATTTGTACCTTATACCCCCGAGAGTCGTAGTTTAGGTCGACAAACGGTTGTCCTCATTAAAACATAGTCGTATAGCTGAGTAAACGATGAAATAATCTACTAGTCAAAATGCTCATGTATAGGCATAATACGGGCATGACAGGTACCAAAAACAAACAATCACTCTTTACCTGGCAAGCGGTTCCAAATAGCCCCATACGCCCCCAGAGCGCAATCGACTTTGAAAGACACGAAGCTTTGCACAGTGTCCGATACCAGGCGCAACTATTTCAGAAGAATCGTGTGAAGTGGACAACTCGTAAGCCCAGCTCATCGACCTCACCGCCACAAGAAATAAACCCCACTGCTTAGGTGGGGTTCTTGTTTTAGGAGGCAAGTGTCAGGATATTGACTATGACGGATAGAGCTAGAACTAGGGCAACTGTCTCGTTCAGCTGCCTCTGTGCGTACGTCCGTCTCTTTAGATAGCTGTCGAAGCGTTTACTTGCCTTACCTTTCGGCTTTCGAGCTAGTACCGATAGGTCGAGGATCTCACCCGTCGAGGTATCGGTGAGGCCATGCCTAGTGTGGACGATCATATTCGTCGAGCGCTTGACCACTTATATCGCTTGTCTTCCTCTGTAGTACTGATATACAGCGCACCACGTTTCAGCAATGCCCTATGGCCACGGAACGATGCTGCACGATCTGCGTAAGCGAAGACAACCAGTTCCCCGTCTATCTTGCTAATCAAGTCGACAGTTCCGGTGCGCTCGTTCGCATGGGTATCTCTTGCTATTTCGATGATCATGATGCAACTACCTCTCGTGCTGCAATCCACTCGAGATCCTTTAGCTTGCGGTGAAACTCCCACCCCTCAGGGTTATAGTCAGAGCCCGCATCAAAATAGCCGCGCTTGCTTATCGTTCGTGAACAGAAGAAGCTCTCAATGGTCATCATGACATCGTGACCATTGAGAACACCCTCAAGATGTACAGAGATATATTCGTTGCCATCTGCGCCACGTCGCTTCTGTTTTATGATCATGGCAGATCCGCCCAATGATTCAATTTTCGTCTTTAGTGATATTGCTTTCATTCCGTTGTGCCCTGTTTAGTTATTTACCCGCTTAGTATGCGCTGACCTCCGTAAATAGTCAACACTATTAAGTAGTAGTTAAAACAACTTAACCAAACATTAGGCCAGCGAACTCAGGCATTGTAGAAACAAGGAATAGCGCTTGCGCATCTTTGTCTCCACGTTCAATGATCCAACGCAGCTCACGCGCGCGTGCGTCGTCTGGGGCTATGAATAAAACGAGTGGGAAGCTCGACAAGTCATCTTCTGTAGCGTGCTGATATGCATGCCAATATCGCGCGAGTTTATCCTTAATAGCTTTCTGTCTTTCAGTCCCCATATCGATCTCGATCCACAGACTGATGTTTCGGCGCTTGACCAGATCCGCCACGTCGACGTGATAGTCAGGACGCAAGTCAGCCCCCGCAATTACTTGCCAGGTATCCGGCTCAGTAGAAAAGCCGTCTATCCGTACGCGGCCGGCCCGCTCTGCTCTCAACAGTTCTACATGAGCATCAGCGATTCCGAGTGTGTGATAGTCAACGGTCCTGAATGGCCAGAATCTACCGGGACGTCGTGAGAGCGCGTGCCCGGCACTTCCGAGCTGAAAGACGAACTGACCACTCCCTGCGCCGTTCCCACCTACTAGGCGGCGCTCTATTCGCTTCACATAGCCGCGATCTGCAAGTCGGGTCATTGCACGCCACATTGGAGTACCACTCGCCAGGTCATTGAAATGCAGAGCAGCAATGTGTGCAGATGCAAGCTGTCCGAACTTGGCAATAGACAGCACGATCTGGCGGTCACGATCATGGATAAGCATGAGATCACTATGTAGGAACGAAGTACGCGTGTCAACGAGCCGTATTCGCCCGTGATTGCGCGCTTCTAGAGTGTGCCGACATTCACATCAGGTCCACAGCCATTTTCACACCTGGTGTTGTTTCCGTATTTATCCACAGGTGCCTAGATCTATTGCAAAAGAATAGGGTTGACGATTCAAAGCTAATAGCCCACACTATGCACCAGACGAACGCGGGACACCAAATGGTAGGTCCAACAGCAAGTAGTCACTCAACATTAACAATCTGTCAGACAACGGTAAGGGCACAAGAATGTACGGGGCAAACTGCAACCCGACCCTATCGAATGTAGAACGCATTTCAATTCTGCGTGTTCGTGTGCAATAGCTAGCACCTCGGCCCACGGGACAACGCTAGCGCCTTACCGCGGTCTGACAATAGATAAAGGGGGAATCATAAGGACGTAATGACATGAACCAAGATCACCAGTGGACCTTGCCAACTAAGCGCAAAGGTACCTCACTGAAGAACATCCATCACAAACTAGATCCAAGCTTCGTTGCGGCTTTAGACCGCCTAGGAGTTGCGGAGACAACTAGGACCGGCAAGACGATCTCACGAGGAACCATCTTGACCGACCTAAGCACCAAAGACTCTGTGTTTCATCGACAGATGAGAGCAGAACTAAGGCGCACATATTTACAACTGAAAAGAGGAAAAGAACATGCAAGTAGCAACATTCACGAGAGGACTGACAGTCAAGCCGAGTAAGACAACCATCACACGCGTTGACTATCGCCTAGCTGTACGAGCTATCCTGGTAAGTCCGAAGCGCCGACCGCTGATCAATCAGCCACTAAAAAGCAACGTCACACGCTCTCTGAGCAAGGCACTTGTATGGGCAGTAATTCAGTAACAGCTGACCAACCCAAAGACTTTAGTGGTTTGAACCTCTACCAGAAGATCGCCAAGATCACTGGTGAAGTGGGTCTCATCAAGAAAGGTGGGACGAACAAAGAGCAAGGCTACGCATTCATTGAGTACGCAGCTGTTGCAGGAGAGCTACGAGGCCTGTTCGCAAAATACGGTGTAGTAATCGTCCCGCGTATGCAGCAGATGTCTAAGCAGACGCGACATGAGGTCGTCAGTAAATATGGCGCCAAGGGTACTCATGCGCTGATCGACTTCTACTTCAATGTAGTCAACGCCGACAAACCAGATGACAGGTTCACAGTGGTGTGGACGGGTGAAGCCCTGGACTACGGCGACAAGGCGACTAATAAGGCCGCCACAGGTGCTCTCAAGTACTACCTAATGCGCCAGTTCAATATCAGCGAAAAAGGCGAAGATGCCGACGCTGATAGCCCGACAGCTATTGCAACTCCGACTACCCCATTGGCAACCGACCAAGACAACACTGCTGCAAAAGATGAGCCGGCAGAAGACGTATTGGCTCGCGCTAAACAGAAGATCAACGAAACCTTAGAGGCGCAGCATCACACGGCGATCGTAGCTAAGAAGGCCTACATCACTAAGGTGCTCGGCCACAGCACGATAGATAACCTCATCGAGGCGGATCTCGTGATGGATGCCCTCGAAGCGGAGCACGCCTAATGTACGGCATTGACAACTCAGACGAGACACTGCGCATCCAGGAAATGGAAGCAGATGCAGAGATCTCCAGACTTGGTAAGTGCATCGCATGTTTACGACCACGAGTCCTCGACTCAGATCAACTATGTAATACCTGTGGCGACACAGGCGCACGAGCCGAGCTGATTGCACTGCTCATAACATCAAATAGCGGGCTGAACGCCCAGGAGAACAACTAGATGGCACGAGCCACACGAATCACCAAAATTAAGTTTCACTCGATCAACCGAGACATCCGAACAGCGGTAGAGACAAGCAGCTTCAACGCAATAGCTATCGCTAAAGTCCACCATGTTAGCCCAGAGTCAGTGCGCTCAATCCGACGTTCAAAAACATGGCCAGGATTCGTCACTGCTAAGCAGTTGCGGTCAACTATGATCTCGCGCCAGAAAGCCGATCAATTTGAGAAGAGCCAGAGCACACTTCAAGTTGGACCAGTTAAGAAGTTTACAAAGGATCTCAAGGGACTCATGGAGAACCCCGTTCAATATGTCACAGTGAAGCAATTCACTGATGCCATCGACTCACTAAATGGGAAGATCACCCAAGACCGAATGCGGTCAGATATACACCGGAGCAGGATCGATGCCCAGGGCAAACGATTAGACAGATACGGACTGGTCCTAAATAGGATTCAGAAACTCAAACCACGTTGGTTCCGAGAGAACTAATGGCGGGCACTAAAGCAGGGGGTCAGCTCGCAAAGATGAAGATCCTCGCCCGTGACCCTGACTTCTATAAGAGGATCGGGAGCAAGCAATCGTTGTAACTACTACCATATCTTTTCTATAACTGAATTGCTTATATAAATACATGGTTATCGAAATTACAAACGGATTTATAATAATTGATCGAGCTGACTTACTGCTTGCTCGCAAGTATAAGTGGCACGTCAATGACCAGGGATATGCAGTCTGGCGCGGAGTTGAGGATGGGGAAAAGAAGACCCATCGTCTGCACCGACTAATCGTGCACACACCAAAAGGACAGATCACAGACCATATAAATCACAATCGGCTTGACAACCGCCGTAGTAACTTACGCATCGTCACTCAATCAGAGAATATGCGCAATCTGACAGATCAAGGAAAAGGTTACTGGTATCACAGGAAGAACAAGAACTGGTGCGTAGAGATACATGGTAAGCACATTGGATCATTCAGGACTGAGGCTGAGGCTATAACGATTGCTTCTCAGGTTCGCTCTGGTGGAACATACATAAAACCGGAAAGAACAGAATGCAAGTTCGGGCATTCGCTAGTTGATGCTTACAGATATGAGCGTGTCACCTTGTGTAAGCCCTGCATGAAACGTAGACAACAAGAATATTACAGAAGGAGGATAGCAAAATAGCAGGAACATTAGAGGGAGCAAAGAAGGCTACGGAAAAGATAAGACAGCGTGATCCTGATCACTGGCGTAGGATTGGAGCGATCGGTGGGAAGAACGGACATACTGGTGGATTCGCTGTTATGGATAAGCAACTTCACCGAGAAGTAAGTGCCAAAGGTGGAGCAAATGGCCGAGGTAAGCGCGCACCTATCTATCGCTCACCACTGAACAGTGACGACAAACAAGACAACTAAATACGGAGAACGAGATGCCACGAGTAGTCGCATATGCCCGGGTAAGCACGGACAGACAAGATTCAGATAATCAGAAGTTCGAGCTAGACAATTACATGCGGCGACATGGTATCGAAGGCGTTGAGGTTGTTACAGAGGTCGTCTCTGGGACAGTGAAGCTCAAAGACCGAAAGGTCGGAGCGCTCATCGAATCACTACGTGATGGCGACACACTAATCGTGAGTGAGATCAGCCGACTCTCTCGCGACATGCTCACTGTGGCAAGCATCATTCAAGATTGTTTGTCACGGGGCATCGTCATCATCGCTGTCAAGGAAGGCTGGACGCTGGGTAATGATCCTGGCTCAAAGTTCACCGCGGTCGCATTTGGAATGGCGGCTGAGATTGAACGCAACTTCATCAGCCAACGAACAAAAGAAGCACTGCAACGCAAAAAGTCTGAAGGCATGGTGCTTGGAAGACCTATTGGTGTCAAACGTCCGCAGGATCGGAAGCTCAATGGTAAGGACGATGAAATAGTTCGGTACTTGAAAGCTCACGTTCCAATTGCCGCGATCGCCCGCGTTCTGGAAGTCAATGTTCAAACGCTGCGGACATACATGCGCGAAGAACAATTAGTAAATCGCGTGCTCGGATTGTAATGCAACCGCACAATCTAGTCGGGCGTTTAAATCATATGGACGATATGCAGGTAAAAGCGCATAATAAACGCAAATATGAATGAACGCGAGACATCGATAATCGAATTGGCAAAAACCGGCATGTCAGGTCGAAAAATTCGTGATCGCTTGCACCTGGCGATTCCGAGCGAAAAAGTCAATGCCATCGTTCGACGCGAACTAGGTCCGGTGAAGGCCGGACGAAATAGCGAACACAACTCGCTCTACATAATCAGGCCTCTCATAGAGCAGCTGATGGTCGAGGAACTAGGCAAAGACCCGTTCCTATGCGAGATCTGCAAAGAGCAGCAAGCTGTGCACTGCGATATCCACCATACGAAGTACGAAGGCGCGACAATCTACGATCTTCAATTCGTCTGTCGCAGCTGCAACTTGTCGCATGTGAATAAAGGACTTGTCTAGCTGGACTGCGAGCCAGCTAGACGATGCCGGTCACGACCAGGCTCGAACGTCGCGGACTAATAACAAAGTTGTTAGTGCTATACGACCGCGGCGATCGATCTAGGTCGTGACTAATCAATAACTAAGCAGGAACCAAATAAATGAGTGAGAAGGAACCCACACCCAATAGTCGCATCACTGACGAAGACATGATTGCCCTTGCCATAGAGCGGTCGAACATGAACGAGACAGTCATAGACGATGCTGCTGCACGAATGATTGCAGCCATGTGGCATGGCGGTCAGTTGACTGCAATGTGCGGCTTTGCATCGAACGGAGCTATTGAATACGAACGCATGGCTCACGAGATAGCCCACACCGTTCTCGATCCAGTTATCTATGACGTTGAAGCTGAACAGTTTGTCTTAGACAAGCTAGGCGAGTACATCACAGCTTGTGGCGAGCGACCAGCTGTCGAAGGTTGGCACAAGCTATGGCTCAAAGGCAGTGGTGATGAGTGAGATCTCTACTGAACGCCGGCCACAACTTGAAACACCGACTAATGCCGCGTTGCTTGAGGGCCTTTTAACCCTCGAAGGATCAACAGGTGAGACATACCGACGATTTTGGAACTATTCCCCTCGTAACATCGGCTTTCTAGCCTTACAGGGTTGCCCACCAGAGCCAGTCGCTACTTACCGAAAATGGACTGAACTCAACCGGCAGGTGCAAAAGGGTAGCAAGGCGTTCTCAATCCTGCGGCCAATTGCTATCAAGGTTGAATCAAAGAACGATGACGACGAGCAGAAGATGATCCGTCGCTTCAAGGTAGTCCGTGCGCTCTTCCCTCTGAGTCAAACAGAGGGTGAAGAGCTGCCACCGTATGAGCCGGAGCATTGGAGCGTAGACCGTGCCTTGGGAGCACTAGCCATCGAGCGTGTCCCGTTCGAGTCGTA